GGGCATATTTGGCCAGGGTTTTTTACGCAGTGACCGCCCTCGGTGCGGGTCGGTCTGGATAGCAGGGGTGACCGCCGCGAGGCGTGGCAGCCGAACGTTATGGGTGTCAAGGCATTGCTGACTCCCCTGTGGTACGCTCAGAAACTCATGGATAGCTGGGACCGCAAAAAAGGCGAGAGCACCAAGGCCTACCAGGCATTCATTCTCTACCGTGAGATGGGGGCGGAGCGCAGCTATACGCGAGTGGCACAAGAGTTGGGCAAGAGTAGGACACTGGTACAGCGCTGGGGGGGCGCCTGGACCTGGGTGGAGCGCTGCGCGGACTGGGATGCCTACCTTCTGCGCAAAGCAGACGCGGCTAGGCTGGTGGCCATCAAGAAGGCCAACGAGCGCCATGTGGAGCTGGCCCAGACATTCCTGGCCCGGGTGAGGGCGCGCCTGGATGCGATGTCCCAGAACGCCCTGGAGATCGAAGCGGAGCACCTACCTAAGTGGCTGGACATCGCGGTCAAGATAGAGCGGCTGGGCCTGGGCATGTCCACCCAGCTGGTGGAGCACCAGGGCAAGGATGGCGGCGCCATCAAGCTGGACCTGGTGCGCCAGGCCCGCGAGCGGCTGGCCGAGAAGCTTACCCCCATCGATGAGGAGCACGCCCAGGCTGTGGCGGCACCCCCTGAGAACACCGAGGATGCCCTCTGAGCGCCGCGGGCGGTGGGGGGCTGGCGGGCATGACCGGACTAGCCGCCACGGCGCTCACGCCGCCACCAGACTCTCCACCCCGCATCCACAACCCCGCGGGGCTATCCAAGGCGGACGTCTTCCGGACCTGGCCCAGGGCACGGCGCGAGACCTGGCTGGCCGCCCTGTCCCCGGACGAGGCGGTGGCCCTCGAGTACGATTGGTCCTTCTGGGCCAGGGCCAAGCAACTCCCCCCGCCGCAGCGATTCCTTATCTGGCTGGTGCTGGCAGGGCGGGGCTTTGGTAAGAGCCGCCTGGGGGCCGAATGGATCATTGGCAAAGCCCAGTGCTCGCCTCCTGGCACCCGCATCACCATCGCGGGGCGGACGTTGGAGGATGCCGCCGGAATCATGGTGCAGGGGGAGAGTGGGCTCCTTGCCCACAGCCCCCCCTGGTTCATGCCGCGGTACATCGAGAAGGACCACGAGCTGCGCTGGCCCAATGGGGTTATCGGGATGGTATTCGGCGCCACCCGCCCAGACGCCTTCCGCGGCTGGCAGCACCACTTCTTTTGGGGCGATGAGGTCGCGGCGTGGATGTACTGGTCCTGCCTGGATCAACTCAAGCTGGGCCTGCGCCTGGGCCGCGCCCCCCAAGGCATCATCACCACCACGCCCCGCCCCCTGCCGCAGCTGCGGGAGTTGATAGCCCAGCGCACCACCATCACCACCACGGGGAGCACCTACGAGAACCTGCAGAATATGGCGCCCACCTTCGCTAGCGAGATTCTGGCGCAGTACGAAGGTACCCGGCTGGGTTTGCAGGAGCTACATGCACAAATCCTGGACGACAGCCCGACGGCGCTGTGGAAGCGCGCACAGCTGGACGAATTCCGCGTCACATCCCATCCGCGGCTGGTGCGAATTGTCGTAGGAGTGGACCCCGCCGGGTCAAATAGCGCAAAATCCAACCACACGGGCATCGTAGCGGCCGGGATGGGCGTGGACCGTCAGTATTACGTCCTGGAGGATGGCACCTTGTCGGCCCAGCCCACCGAGTGGGCCAAACAGGTGGCGATTCTGTATCACAAGCACAAGGCAGACCGCGTGGTGGCGGAGGTCAACATGGGTGGGGATATGGTACAGGCCGTAATTCACGCCGTGGATCCCACGCTGTCGTATCGTGGCGTCCATGCCTCGCGCAACAAGATAACCCGCGCTGAGCCCATCGCCGCACTGTATGAGCAGGGCAAGGTCCACCACGTTGGCTTCTTCCCCAAACTGGAAGACGAGCTATGCACCTATGACCCGCTATCGCCGGAAAACCTGCGGGGCGGCAGCAGTAGTCCGGACCGTCTCGATGCCTGCGTATGGGCCCTGTCCGACCTCCATGACGGCATCAAGCCAGTCCCCAAAATGAACTTCGACAAGTCCCCAGTCCGCATAAACCCATACCAAGGCATGTGACCCGTGGCGGCCAAGTACGACTTTAGCGTTATCGGAACCTCCGGCCTCGCACATCAAGGCGGGCGAATTGATACCGAGTTGAATCAGCATCTGCGGGGCAACCGAGGCCCCCTGCTTTACCGAGAAATGAGCGAGAACGACGGCGTTATCGGGGCGATTCTTCACCTTGTAAAAACGTTCTTGAAGCAAACCCCGTGGACCGTCCAGCCGGCGTTTGAAAACGACCAAGAGAGCCTGGACTGGGCGGACTTCGTGGAGAGTTGCCGGCAGGATATGTCGCACACATGGTCGGACTTCATAAGCGAGATCCTAAGCATGGTGGTCTATGGCTGGAGTTACTTTGAGATATGCTACAAGCGCCGCGGCGGCATGACCGGCAAGGAAACCTCCAACAGCAAGTACGATGACTCCTACATCGGGTGGCGCAAAATCTCAATCCGGCCACAAAACACTCTCCACAGGTGGGAACTCGACCGCGAAAGCGGGATTCAAGGCATGTGGCAGGTAGCGCCAAGTGACGGTTGGGGTCTCGGTGGACTCAACAACGATCCCGTCCTTATCCCAATCGAGCGCAGCCTATTGTTTCGCACCGAAGTCACCGGCAACAACCCGCAAGGTCGGTCGCTTTTGCGCAACTCCGTAAGGCCCTATCTCTACTGCAAGCGGATGCAAGAAATCGAGGCAGTAGGCACGGAGCGCGACCTGGTGGGGTATCCGGTTTTTGAGGTGCCACTCAGCATGTTCACCAGCACCGATGCGGACAACGTGTCCATGGTGGCTCAGCTGCAGCAAGCCTTGTGTGACCTGCGGCGTGACGCCCGCGAAGGCGCCGTGATTCCGTGCGAGATTGACAGCGACGCAAAGCCCACCGGGTTCAAACTGCGTCTCCTTAACAGCGGGGGGGCCAGGGCCCACGACACTGACAAAATTATCCGCCGCGATGAGTCGCGGATGGCCATGCCCTTGCTGTGCGAATTCATTTTGCTCGGCACGGACAAGGTGGGCTCGTTCTCCATGCACGCCAGCAAGCAGGACGTGTTTGCCACCAGCTTGCGGGCCCTCAACAACAGCATCGCAGACACCATCAACCGCTACGCCGTGACCCGGCTGTGTGCGATCAATGGCTGCCCGGCCGACAAGATCCCCACCCTGGTGCCCGGTGATGTTGCGGCGCCGGCCCTCACCGACATGGCAGCCTTTGTCCAGGCGATGTGCAACGCAGGCGTGGTTGTGCCTGACAAGGCCCTGGACCGCTGGGCGCGCCAGCTGGCCGGCATGCCGGAGGCGGAGGTGGAGCCGTTGCCAGGGACGGCCGCGCAGCAGGACGGCAGCGGTATGGATGAAACCAGCCAACAAACTGAAGGCGATGAGGCCTTCGCGGAGGAGGCAGCGGCATGATGCACAAGGCTCAGCATACGGCCATCCACGGCATCTGGGGCAGGTGGGTTCGCCCTCCGGCCTATGTCAACGAGCAGGGGCTCCCCACCGCCCATGGTCGGGTCCGCACGCTCGCAGACATGACCCAGGATGAAATTACCGCCCTGGAGCGGCGCTACGGCTGCCCGGTTCGACCAGGCACGCCGCAGTGACAGCAGCCGGCGCCTACGTCTCGTTCTGGAAGGCGCGGCCCCGTATCAGGACGCCGGCCGGGCCCCGGGCCGCGTACGCGCTGGCAGCAAGGCATCATCCGAGGTTTAAGCGAGCCTACCGGGTCGCCCTCGATGAGGTTCGCACCCCTGAGCTGCTTTCAAAACTGGGCGCGGCGGTCCGCAACAAGTCGGTTCTCGCCGTGGACTACCTCATTCCGCCGTTCGACCCCACCAATCCAGAGCTAGCGGCGCGGTGGGCGCAGGCATACGAGCAGTTGGAGGCGCGCTACCGCTCACTTCTGTACGAGTCTGGCAAGCAAGAGCTGGGTCGTCTCCGCATCGACATGAGCTTCCGCCTGCAGAATCCGTACAGCTTGGCTTGGATTGAGCAGAGGGCAGGCAATCTCATCCAAGCCATCTCCGAGCAAGCACGACACAACATTCGGAACCTCATCTACCGGTCCTTCGCGGACGGCGTGCCGCCCAATGTCGTCAAGCAAATGATCAAGGGCCACATCGGACTGCTGCCAAAGGAGGCCGCAGCCGTGGAGCGCAGGTTGGCCTCCGCCCTTGCCGAAAAGGTGCCGCAGGCGCGAGCTGCAGCGCTGGCGGAACGCTACGCAGAAAAGCTGCTGGACTCCCGAGCGGAGCGCATCGCCAGGACGGAAACGATAGCCGCCGAGGCTCAGGGTCAGCTCGACTCGTGGAGAACCGCCCGCGACTCCGGCTACATCGTCGACGGC